CTATGAGGGTCCGCGCGCGTGCGAAATTGTTGCGGGCGATATTGACCCTTCTGCTATATGTAAGTTTTGGATCATCCCGGAAAGTTTAACGTCGGGCGTTGTGCCGGTGGACGTAGAGACGGTGGAAGATATGAGCGAAGAACCAGTTACGGAACCGGAACCGGTGCGCTACGCCGCCTATCCGGTAGAGGCTCGCCGTATCGCCGGGCGCGACGTAGAGTTTCGTACCGTAGAGGTAGGGACGCTAGAGGCTAGCGACGAAGACGCCGAAGGTTTCGCGCGTTCGTTTACTGGTTACGCTGCCGTCTTCAATTCACCTAGCGAACCGCTGCCGTTTATCGAGACGATCGCACCCGGCGCGTTTAAACGTTCGCTAAATTCCGGTAAGGAAATTCGCGCATACGTAAACCACAATTCCGATATGCCACTAGCGACCACTAAGAACGGATCGCTACAGCTCGCAGAGGATGAGCGCGGGCTACGCGTTAATATGACGCTACCCGACACTACCGCCGGGCGTGACCTTTCGGTACTTCTCCGCGAAGGCGTGGTTCACTCTATGAGCTTTGGTTTTACTGTCCCGAAGTCCGGCGACGTTTGGAGCGCGGACGGTTCCGCGCGCACGCTGCGCGAGATTCGCCTGCACGAAGTTTCTGTAGTCAGCGGTCAGCCCGCGTATGCAGCGACGACCGGAGCAACCGTACGCACCGCCGACGATGCTACCGACACTCCCGAACCGGGACGGTCTGTAGATATCGCCCGACGGTATTTAGAACTAGCGCGAAAGCGTAAGTAACCAGCGACCCGAATAAACGCGCCCGGACGCTCAGCGCACCACCGCGTTTATTCACTTGCTACCCCTACAAAAATCCAACTAAGGAAAGGACTCGAACTATGTCCGAGTTTATTAAGAACCTTAGCGAACAGCGCGCCCGCGCATGGGAGCAGGCAAAGGGTCTACTTGACCACGCCGCTACCGAAGCCCGCGACCTGTCTGCCGAGGAATCAGAGCAATTCGACCGCATTAACGCAGAACTTGATACCGCCGACGCGCGTATTAAGTCAATCATCGACGCGGAGCAGCGTAACCGTGATATCGAAGAAAGCCGCGCCCGTCTTGGCGTCCCGGCCGACCTCGGCGCAACCGCTACCGCAGCAATCGAAAACACCGACGAAGATACCGTTCGTTCACTTATGAATGGCGAAATTCGTAGCGCACGTTTCGAGAAGCGCGCTATTACGTCTTCTTCTTCGGGTGGTGCGGTTCCGACTTCTGTTTACGATCGCATCGTGGAACACCTCGTTCAGACGAACGTTGTTCGTAACGTCGCTACCATTGTTACCACTAATTCAGGCGAGACCCTGAACGTTCCTACGTCTACCGCGTTTAGTACCGCGTCGATCGTTGGCGAAGCCGCTCAGACTTCACCTTCGGACCCGACACTTGCTACCCGCGCGCTTGGAAGCTATAAGTATTCGGTACTCGTACAGCTCTCTAATGAATTGGCAACAGATGGAGCCGTCGACGTCGCTGGCTTCCTCGCCCGTCAGGCTGGTACCGCTATCGGTGTCGCTACTCGCGGTCATATGACCACGGGCGCTACTGGTGGTACTAACCCAGTTGGTATCGTTACTAGCTCTTCCGCTGGTGCTACCGGTGCTACCGGCGTAACCGGTGCTTTCACCGGCGATAAACTGATCGACCTTCGCTATAGCGTTGGATCAGCGTACACGTCGCAACCCGGCTGCGGTTTCATGATGAATAATACCGCTATGGCTGCGGCTCGTAAGCTTAAGGGTACCGCGAACGATCACTACATTTTTGCCCCCGGCATGAATGGCGACCCCGATCAGCTTCTCGGCTTCCCGGTGTACCTGAACGACTCAATGGCTAACCCGGCGTTGTCGGCTAAGTCTGTTCTTTTCGGACACTTCCCTAGCTACTACATCCGCGAAGTTAACGGTATCGACGTTGCAGTTTCGGACGATTTCGCGTTCGATTATTCTGTTCGTACGTTCCGTGTGCAGCTCCGTACCGATGGTCTACTCATTGACCAGACCGGCGCGGTTAAGCATTTCGTCGGCGGCGCAAGCTGATATAGCTTCACCGTTTGGTTTGGTTTACGCCGGTCCGGTATCCCCTTCCCGGACCGGCGTAAACCGCCACCACCTATAAAGGAAACTTTCTCTTATGCGTATTCGTATGCTCGCTGACATTTCGGGAACCATTGACGGCCAAGACTGGCCGGGCAAAGGTAACGAATTCGACGTACCCGAAAACGTCGCAGCCGATCTATTCGCAAACGGTTTCGCAGAACCAGTAACCCGCAAAACGGCAAAGGTCGAGACGACCACCGTAGACCCGGTTACCGAAACCGCAGCCGAACCGAAGCCGCGCGCCCGTCGCGCCGCTAAGGATTAAACGCCGTGGCGTATCTCACTCCCGCGCAGGTTCGTTCACGTATCCCGGCGTTATCTAATCAGACAACGTACACGGATACGGAACTAACTAACCTAGTTGCCGAGTTTGAAGATATAGCCGAACGGTATCTACAAACAGCTTTTCAGACGCGCACCGCGACCGCTGAACAAACGGTACGCCCGAATAAATGGGTTCAGCTCGCAAACCGTCCGGTAGTTAGCGTCTCAGCGTTCACCGTAGACGGCGTAGCCGGAACACTAACGGACCTCACTACGGAGAAGGCTACGGGCTTAATTTACGGTCCTGCATGGTATGGGGCGGACGTACTGACCGTGACATATACCTACGGTATCGCTACACCGCCGGAACCTTTGCTACGCGCTTGCGCGGAATACTGCCGGTCCGTTGCTTTCGCGGATCGTTCGGGACAATCTCGCGACGTTATCGCGCAAAGCTTCGACGGTTCTATGACCCGCTACTCGACTCCGGACTGGAATAGAGGCCGACCTACTGGATTCTTAGAGGTTGACCGACTGCTAAACAGTTTCCGCGAATACATTTCACCGGGTCTAGCGTGACCGCTACCACGTCTATTCGCTGGCAAGCCGCCGAACGCGTAGTTTCTTTGCTACGTGCTGAGCCGCTACTAGCAAACGTGACAGTAGAACCGGGCTGGCCCGGCGACCGAGTACCGCAAGCCGAACTTATATGGCTAGACGAAATCGACGGCACCGTAAATATTCCGGTAATGACCGGCGGACGCAAACAACGCGACGACATTTTTAACCTACCGCTACAAATTCGCGTACTCGGCTACGGAACACTCACCGACACTATGCAACGGCTAACCGAAATCGTCGCAACGATCGAAGACACACTTGCCGATGACACGTCTCTAGCTGATCTCGACGGCGTTCTTTCCGCAGAAGTAACCGAAGAACGGCAAACGTCCGCAATGTTTCCCGAAGGGCCTACCGGTTTCGCGGAAGTTGTCGTAACAGTTTCTACCCGCCTTTTATAAAGGAACGTAAACAATGCAGGTAACGAACACTACCGGCGTAGACCTATATCTAGCCGCGTTACAAATTGTCGTAGCGGATGGCGAAACCGTCACCGTAGACGAAACCTACGCCGAACTTTTGACGGCGCAAGGCTGGACAAACAAACCGTTAAAAACGTCGGCTAAAGCCGTAGACAAGACCGAACCGGTCGAGACGAAGGAAGTTAAATAATGGGTTACACAGGTATCGACGCGCAGATCGGTTACGCGACTGAAGTTACCGTAGGTACACCGGCAACGGTTACCGCGTTCCTTCCGCTCGTTTCGGAAAGTCTTATGCAAGAGCGCGCGCGCTTAGAGTCGGCGGGCATCATTGCCGGTCGTCGCGTGCTCGCTTCTCAGCAATGGAACGGCGGCGACATTACCGTTTCCGGTTCTGTTCAGCATGAGCTCTATAACCGTGGTCTCGGCAAACTATTTACCGCCATGTTCGGTGACGTTGCTACTACTGGCGCGGGACCGTATACGCATACGTTTACGCCCGGCGACCTTACCGGCGACGCGCTTACTATTCAGGTCGGACGCCCGGCTACGAATGGCACGACGTACCCGTTTACCTATGCGGGTATGAAAGTCGCCTCGTGGGAAATCGCTTGCTCTGCCGGTGAAATCGCTACGCTCGGTATGGATGTAGTCGGTACCCGTGAGATCGACTACCGGGTAGTTACTGACGGTGTTACTACTTCCGGGTCCGCTTCGATTACGTCGGCTAGCGCAGCGTTTAACGCTTCCGATATTGGTAACCCGATTTCCGGTACTGGTATCCCGTCCGGGGTTACGATTCTTTCGGTTCAGTCCGCAACGGCCGCGACGCTTTCCGCGAACGCTACCGCATCCGGTACCAGTATTTCGTTTACGCTCGGTATCGCGCTTGCTGCCGCTTCGTACCCGACTGGTATTAAGCCGCTTAAGTTTAACCATGCTGCTATTTCTATCGGTGGCGTTTCGGTTAACGCTAAGAGCCTCACCATTTCCGGTAATAACGGACTAGACGACGCTCGTCGCTTCCTCGGTAATCAGCGTATTTCGGAACCGTTGGAAGCTAACCTTCGGGAATACTCCGGCACGATCGAAGTAGAGTTTACCGACCTTACGCAGTACCGCCGTTTCGTTACCGGTTCGGAAGCTGCGCTAGTCGCTTCGTTCACTTCCGGTACCGACTCGGTTACCATTACGACAAATATTCGCGTAGACGGTTCTACACCTCAGGTTGCCGGGCGCGAAATTCTCGTTCAGTCGCTACCGTTTAAGTGTGTCGCATCGTCTACCGATGCTTCCGCTATTACTGTCGCTCTCGTTAATAGCGACGCTACGCCGTAACCGATGGCGTATAAGCCCGGCAAATCTTCCGGCGCGGCTCTCGCGTCTGAGTTCGGCGGGCGTTACGCCGTTAACGTTATTGGTTTACGCGAGTTTCGTAAGGCGCTTAAAGCTGTCGGGCCGGAATGGCCGAAAGAGTTAAGTCGCGCAAACCGTGAGATAGCGAAGATAGGCGAACGCGTCAGCCAGAACGAAGCCCGCAGTATGGGCGGAGTTCAGGCGCGCGCCGCGAACGCTATTAAAGGTTCGGCTAGCGCACGCGAGGCACGCGTACAAATTAAACCGTCGTCGGGTAAACGAAACCCTACGGCTATGGCTAACGTCGCGTTTTGGGGAGCTAAGAAACGTACCGGCTGGTATCGAACGAAACCGCCGGGTAAGGCTCAGCACCCGGAATGGGTCGGTAACCGTTGGGAGGTAGCCGACCTAAATAGCGGACCGTATGCGATTAACGCTGCGCTTGCCCGTCACCTCGACGACATTGTAGCGGCGCACCGCGCAGCACTAGACCGGCTTGCCGCTAAAGCATTCACCGACTAACCGAAATAACCGAACCTTGCAGGAGGGTTCTAACTATGGCAAACGCACCACGTCCCGGAACCGGGCGACGCAAGCAAGCAACCGAACAAGCGCAGCGCGTTCTACGTATCACCGTTGCAGGCGAGACCTATACGTTCTGTCCCGATAACATTCCTTTTAATGAGCAGATCGCGGTTCGTAAGGCTTGCGGCGGTTTACCGTTCTCGGCTTTTTGGGGCGGCGAAAATACCGTAGGCGTGGACTCGCTACAGATTATGTTCTGGCTGGCGCGTCGCGCGTCGGGTGAACCGAACCTTTCGCTAGCTGCGGTACTGGACGAATGGCCCGACGTACTTAACCCGGCCGATTTTGAAGTAGCTATTGAAGACCCTAACGAAACCGACGATACCCCGGAATAGTACGGGCAAGGCTTCTAAAAGTCTTGCCCGCTTTGTCGTATCTATACGGAATTAAACCGTGGGATATTGGGCGACTGTCGCCCGCTGAACTAATCGTTTACCTAGACGATCTCGAAGAAACAAACCGCGCACGTATGAAAGGACGGTAAGCGATGGCTTCTACGAAATATCTTTCTATCGTTTTTACCGGTGAGGATCGGGGCGCGACTAAGGCGTTTCGTTCCGTGGACGATGCCGCCGAAAATACCGGTTCTAAACTTGCGCTACTAGGTTCTAAAATCTCTCCGGCGGTAGCGGCCGCTTCCGCTGCGGTAGTTGCTGGCGTCGGGTTCGCTATGAAATCCGCGTTCGATGCGGCTACCGAATCGGCTCTAGTTGCCCGCGAAACTGAACGCGTTATCCAAACTACCGGCGCTTCCGCGTGGACTACTGCCGACCAGATCAGCGAACTAGCTACGTCGGTTTCTAACTTGACCGGCAAAGACGATGAGCTAGTGCAATCGTCCGCGAATCTGTTACTTACGTTCGCGAAGGTACGTAACGAGGTTGGCGAAGGTAACGACGTATTCGACCAAGCCGTAGGGCTTTCCTTAGACCTTTCCGTAGCGTTAGGTACTGACGCGTCTAGCGCGTCTATTCAGTTAGGCAAGGCGCTTAACGATCCGGTTAAGGGTATTACCGCTTTGTCTCGCGCGGGCGTTTCGTTTACTGCTGAGCAGAAGGAACAGATTAAAACGCTGGTCGCTACTGGCGATGTTCTCGGCGCGCAGAAAGTTATTCTTGGCGAACTTAAGAACCAGTTTGGCGGAGCTGCGGAAGCCGCTAAGACACCTATTGAGGCTTTGCAAACGAAGCTAGGTAATTTGCAGGAGAGTATTGGTACGGCGCTTATGCCGACTATCGGCGCTATTGCTGATGCGGTTGGCGTTGCGGTGGACGCGTTCAGCGCGTTACCCGATCCGGTTAAGAATGCGGTCGTTATTGTTGGCGGTATTGGTACTGCTGCGCTAGGCGCTATTCCGTTGGTCGCAAAAATCGCGGACACGTTTAGCGATGTAGTCGGTCCGGCTATGGGAATGTTTCGCGGCGTTGTCGATAACGTCGCGCTAGGTATCGGTAATCTCGCTACGAAGCTCGGCGCGTCTCAGGATATGGGCGCGAAGCTTGCTACCGGTTTAGCGGGTGCGGTTACTCCTGCGCTCCTCGGCGTTACTGCCGCGGCCGTTATCGGTTTCGGAATTTGGACGATGTACCAAAACGCGCAACGCGAAAACGAAGAACGCTCTAACGATTTTGCCGAAGCTCTCAAATCTGAAACGTCAGCAATTAAAGAAAACGTCGCGGCGACAATCGCAAAGCAACTGGCGGACAACGGAGCCGCAGATGTTTTAGCAGGCAGTAGCGCTGAAATTGGTATCTTTACCGACGCAATTACAGCAAACGGTGACGCCTTAGAACAAACCGCGCACTACGCGACGCAGTTAAGCGGTACTCAATTAGTAGAAAAATTGCGCGATCTTGGCAATAACGGCAACGCCGTCGCCGCTGAAATGGTACGACTAGCCGACGCAGGCGAATTAACTAACGACGAAATTCGTACGCTTGCTACTGGTCTAGATCAAACGTCAGACGCCTACGATAACGGCAAAGCTTCCGCCGAAGTTTACACGTCGGTAACTGATGGCATGGCCGCCGCAACCGGTCAGGCTACTACTAGTACGCTCGCGCAAATTGAGTCGCTTAAAACGCTGGCAGACGAATTACGTGCGCAAACGGACCCGTGGTTTGCAGCTTATAAATCTCAGCAAGCGGTTACCGATGCGCAAACGAAACTTAACGAAGCTACTCGTAAGTACGGGCCGGACTCGAAAGAGGCTAAAGACGCTGCGCTAGCGAACGCGGAAGCGGCTATCGGTTTGAAGGGCGACCTTATCGAATTGAAGCAAGCGAACCTAGACGGCGCAGGCGCACCCGAACTAGCCGCGCAGCTTAACGACTTAACGCGTTTCGGCTTTGATCCGACTAGCGAAGCGGCGCGAGGTGTCGGCTACGACATTCTCACCGTAGGCGCAGCGGCCGATAGCGTCGACGGTAAGGAAGTAAACGTAGGCGTAAATTTGGATATGAAACAAGCGCAAGCGCGCCTTGCTTATCTGAATAGCGTAAAAGACCCGGTTACCGGTTACATCTCGCTAGGCGATATTTACGCGGCTTCGAATATGTACGCGAAAGGCGGAATGGTTGCCGATGGTCCGTTTATCGTAGGCGAACAGGGTCCGGAGCTTGGTTATAAAATCGGGTCGAGTGTTCGCATCTTCTCTAACCCGGACACTAAACAAATGCTTTCGTCCGGTGGCTCTATGTCAGGCGGTCCCGTAAACGTGTACGTAACTAACG